ATACGGGATGACGTTTCTAATGAGACTTCTATTGCCCTTGCGAACTTCAAACTCACCCGTTTCAACAATCGCCGCAAGCGTATCGCCCGTGAAAGTTTGGATTTTGTCGTCTTTGCTGGCTGCAAAAACAAACTCACCACCACGATAAACCACCCCATCGAGAGAAGCAGGTAAGACATCCAAGCTGCCAAAAGCAGCATCAAGTTGCTCAAGAGTAAAACCAGCCGTATAAACACCCGCCAAATGGTCAACACCAATGTTCGCCGTTGACCATTTATCGAGGGCATAATTGTAGATAATAAGCCTGTCAGGTATGCCATTAGTCGCTGACGTACTCGCATAAGACCACATAATAACTTGTCGTAGCGGGTCAACAGCAGACGACATATTCTTTGCATAAGCTCCATCCCAATCCTCCAAGAAGAACTTGTTTACCTTCTCAGCACCAATCGGACGAGACTCTTTGCCATCAAACATATAGAAGCCATCGTCAGCCAAGTAAAATACAGCGTGTCCAACATTAGCAACACTACCTGGTACTTTACACCCTCTGTTTAACTCAACCTTGTCAAACTGAAATATCAAAGGTGAACCAATATAAGAAGCACGAACAATACCCTTTTCTAAAAGTATTGTTGCATACTCACCGCCGACCAAACCAGTAATGTCACCTAAGTCATCAATGTCCTGAAAGTCAGCCTGTGTTGTAGCACTAACTGCCCAATCTGTTGCATCACCTAATGCAGACCATTGTGTTCGATATGGCTTAGTGCCATCAGCAGTTGTGTTGGTAAAACCAGTCATCACAAAGTCACGCACAACAGCAATATACTTAGCCTTTGGTGCATCCGCACTTAGGTCAGAAAACAAGCCAGAGGCAGCGGCAGTTATCTTTTGTATGGGGTCAGCAAAGTTGGTAGCAACAACAGTCTCACCATACTGAACAAAACGCACCTTATCTTCACTGCTAGTGCTGTAATTGCCAGACTTACTAATATTGTCTAGTGAGCCATCAGCCGTATCAAACTTGTAAATCTTGGTTCTGTCAGCCGCATATAATGCTGTGTTGCCATCATCATCGCGAGCAGCAAATAAGCCAACAATAGTATCGTCAGCAGTGCCGCTAATTGGAGACAAGCCTTGGAAGCTCTCATAGCCTGTCAGGGACGGAATAACGTTTGTCGCTACAGTTGTGCCAGTATTATTGAAAGCTGACTGGTCTGGTAAAAACTCGCCAAATCTAATCATTGCCTATACCAAACCTCGCTACCTTCACTTACATTTGTCCAAACTTCTGAGCCAGCAGTTGTCTCAGTCCATGTCTCACTGCCCTCAGAAACAACGCTCCATGTCTCTCCATCATCTGCCGCCTCAGTCCATGTTTCTGTCCCCTCAGTAACAATAGACCAAAGCTCTCCAAGCACCTCACCTGTTATAATACTTGTTATAACACAGCTAACAGAACCAGCACCACTGGCAGTAAACTGCATAGCACCATCAGCAGTGACAGCCATAGTTACAGCACCTTCTGTAACAAGTATTGTGTTTACATCAGATGTAGCGCTTGCAGAAATATCAACGCTACTGCTTACAGTAGAAACCCTGACTGCATCACCAGTGCTAGTAATTGCAACATTTACTGAAGCATCCATAGCTGCAATAAACTGAGCTATAGCAGCAACACTAGCTGCGCCAGTCACAGACGCATCAACAGATTGTATTCTTAGCTGATTGGCAGTTACTGTAAATGCAGCCGCTACAGCACTTGCAACTTCCTTAACAATCTCCGCATCAACGGATTCAGTAATCGCTATGTCTACAGAGGATGCCGCCTCTTTGACAATCTCTGCATCACCTACAACAGCAACGGTTGTGTCAACAGAAGCACCAACTTGACGAACAGGAATAGCAATCCCTGCCACTGTAATCGCCGTTGCAACAGCTCCGTCAAAAGCAAATGTAACTTGATTATTAGATGTGGCTGAAATCGAAGTTGCCACAGAAGAAGTAGCCTCAAAAAGATTGAGGTTATCCATATCTTCAAGAGAGCCGAAAGCATCGAGGTCATCAATGCTACCCCAATTGTCTAGCTGCTCCAGTGTTGGGCCGAGTATCTCAGCCATCGGACTAGGCCGCAGTTACGTCTAGGTCGCCAGCAGCAATCCGTAGGATGTCACCTGTAGCAATCGTTTTGCTTGATGTGAAAGCACCATGTATCAAAAGATTGCCAGCACTTGCAGCATCAAAGATACCGAAGTGGCTTACCGTTCCCCAGCTACCAGTAGCAGCAGGAAACTCAATAGCAGCAGTGTTGTCAGTTGTGCCACCAACAGCAGCATCAAAGGCCGCAGACTGTCTTGCATAGCCACTGCCAGATAATTCAGTACCACTATTGTCATCACCGAAAGAGCCAGTTGAAAGGCCAATGTAAACAGTAGATGGGGCTGTGTATGCACCAGTGCCTAGTACATGGTCGAGAATTTCATTCTCTAAGTAATCACTCATTGCGCTCATGTTAATTCTCCGTAGTCAGACTTCATAAATAAACCAGAGCCAGCGTGTTTGCCTCTTTGCTCTTCACGTTTGATTTCATCAATCGCACGAGTAAATAAAGACTCATACATCTGTGTCTTTTGGTCATCCATAAGATATACACTAGCCGCCGCCAATGCGCCATAGAGGTAAGCATCAGGATGACGGGTAAGTATAATGTTTGTGGTGTTGCTGTCAGATAAGTCTGGCACACCTTCCATATACACAATCTCTGCTGTGTAAGCACTGTCAGGTGTAGGTGCAAACTTAATCTCACCACCAATAATCGTATAAGCACGAGGCTTGCCAGAACCACCACTAGAGTACAGTTCATTCAATATTTGTGGTGTGTAATACTCCAACACCTCAGTAGGCGTTGTATTGAGCTTTACCATGCGAATAGAACGCAAATCAGTTGGCAGTGAAACAAAAGCATCGCCACCTACTAATGTGGCTGTTGCACGTTTTTCCTGTGAACGAGCCTCAAGCTCCCTGCTCATGCGAGCTTCAGCTATACTAATAAATTCTGGCAGTCTGTCCGTTAGGTCAGTCCTTGCCAAAAAGTTTGCCATAGCTGTCTGAAGTTCTGCATAAGTTGTAATAGCCATTATACGTTACCGCCACTTGTCCTAAAGAACCGATTTTCATAATCGTTTAACCACTTCTTCCAAGCGTTAGGATTATGCTTTGGCTCACCAAACTTTTGTATCAACTCATAATAAAGAGCCGTTGGTATTTCCGCAACCTTCTGTTGATGTCTTTGTGTATCCCCAATCAAAGAGCCAGAACGATATGCGTTAGCTTCCTCTTTGTTCTTCTTTAAGAGAGCATCAACATTCTGTGATGTCTCGTAAATAAAACCACCATCCTGATTATCGTGTACCCACGTTTCCTTACCAGTAATGGAATCATTTTTAAGTAATCTCTTAGACAAACTTCTCTCCGAAAGTTAGCGGGGGAGAAACTAAGTTCTCCCCCTATCAACTTATGACAAGTTGTAAACAGCACCATGCGCTTTAGGAGCAGATACTTTCAAAGTCCATTCTGTGATGATTTCGAACTTATCAGCATCGCCTGTCTTAGCGAGGTCTGTTACTGCAAAGTTACGACCAGGCAGTGTGCAAACAGAAGCATAGTCACTGTCCAGGAGGTAAACTCTGTCGGATGGTGCAAATCTGTCGATAACAACATCAAGCTGACCAAAGTCACTCAGATACAGAGAAACAGAACCAACCATCGCTGCTTCACGAGGAGCAGAGTATGTGATTTGGTTTGTTGTCACTGAACCAGAGTTCAAGTCACTGAAAGCAACTTTCTTGGCAGGAGAAACAACCAGCATGTTTGGCTGACCACCATCTTCGTATGCAGCTTGCATAGCGTCATCAATCATGGCGAGTGTCATTGTACGGTCAGTACCATCGTCAGATGGAATGTGTGTACCAAGACCAACACCAGCATTGAAAGCAGTTTCGTCACCAGCAATAGATACGTTTGTAATCCAGCTTGAAAGTGTACCTGCTTTACGAGGGTCAGATGCGTCACGAGCTTGTGGAGTACAAATTGACTTCTCAATGTCACGACGAAGCTCAAGACCTTTCAGAACTTTCTGATAGGCTGTCTCTTTGTCACGACCAGCTTTATCAACAGCATCCAATGTGCCAGAAATTGCAGCATCTTTTTGTGAAATCTGCATGTAGTTTCCGAGACGAACAGTTGCGGTTGGTGTGTCGTAAGTAGCATCAGCACCTTCGTTCTGATAGTTGTTAGCAACAGCAGCAGCCAGTTCTTGTACTTGCCATTCAACAAATACGCCATTTCCTGTCTCTTTGCGGAGAGCAGAAAAGATTGGGGTTTCATCGGGGTCAATCCGAGTGATGACATCGGCGAGGTCTTCACGCTCACCAACGGCAGTAGTAGTAGTATGTGTAGCCATAATATTTACCTATTTCTTTCCAAAAGATAATCCACAGCAGCATCTTTGCTGCCACTTTTCTTCAGGCGTTCAAAAGCCTGTGATTTGCGCTTTGCAGTTACTTCGGACTTAGGAGTAGGCTTGCCAGACTTAGTTACTTTCGGTGCTTTGCGTACCTTCTTCTGGGCTGCTGGCGCTTTAGCCATCAACTCATCGTAAAGATATGCCTTGCGGAGTGTCTCGATAGCACGACTATCAGAGGCAGTTTGTAGTTCTTGCTCAGTAAAGCCAATACGCTGTGCATACTGAATTACCTGTTGCTTTTCCCTAGTCGCCACTTCTTCGTCACGCCACTCAGGAATACGCTCTAGTAAACGCTGTTGCTCTTGCGCGAGATGCTGCTGATGCGCTTGCATCATTTCTTGCTGCTTCTCTTGCTGTACCCGCATTTGCTCTTGCTGAACTTTAGCAAGATTTTCTTTGCGGTCACGAACCCCATCACGTTGCTTTACATACTCCAACGGGTCTTCCGCATAGAGCTTCTCCCAATATTCTTGGGTTGGCTCTTGCACCGTAAGCTGCTGAGACAAGACATTCAAAGCCTGTTCGTACTGCTCACGCTGTTGCGCTATAACTTGGCGTTCAGCTTCAGCTTGCTTTCGCTCACTTGCAGCTTCCTGCATACGTTTTTGCGCGGCCTGTTCAAGTTGATAGTTTTTGATAAGTTCGTCTGCTGTGACGTTCTTTTCTTCACCATCAATTTTAACAGTGTAATACTCTTCTACGTCATCAGATTCTTCAGAGGCCTCTAAGGGTTGCTCTTCTTCATCTTCAGTAGTTTCGTATTCAACATCAGCTTCTTCTGTCTCTTCCTCAGATAGCTCTAAAGCGTCATCGGATTCTACTTCATCTGCTAATGGTGCTTCAGCTTGGGCTTTTTCATCGGCTTGCGCTTCAGCTACAGGCTCTTGAGGTATATCGCTTGCCTCTTCAGGGGCGGGGGTACTCAAGAGATGGTCAACTGCTTGACTCTGGGTTAGTGGTTCAGTCCCATCAGGGATACTGCGTTCACTCATATCTTATCTCCTCCATAGAGAATTACTGTTTAACTCAATTTTTGCCAGCTCACCTGTGCTGACAAGCTCTTCCAGATGCCCTTGCACTGCAAGCAATGCTTGATACATCTGAAAAATCTTCTCCCTTTGAGATTCTTGTTCAATAGATGTCGCTTTCCACGTTTCTATGTAGCGACTTCCAAGCTCCTCAAAAGCCTCAACCATGATAGGATTACGCAAAACAGCCTTTGCTTTTTCGCCTCTATCCTGTTCCCCCCTTAATTTTCCTTCATCCATCACTCTCTCCTATGTGATATTTATGCCACACTATACTTTTTCAGTCTACTGCCATTCTAAATAGGCAATGTTCTTAACAGTTGGTTAAAGTCATATAATCCCTTGTCTATGGAATATGCTTGCTGACGTACCGCAGGATTATATCCACCAGGAATGGTAACAAGCCCAGAAAGGTCTGGCATAAAGTTTGGCATAGCTTGACCCAAATCAAACCCTGCTGGTAAAGCCATAGCTTGTTGAGGTGTTATTGGGCCTATAAACTCAGCTATTGTTTGTGGCGGTGTAGGCTCTCTTTCTATGTATGCCTGAGCAGCCTGCTCTGCTTTCTGCCTTTGCTCAATCTGCTGCGGCGTTAGTTTTTTGCCAGTCTCTTGGTCAAATCCTTCTGGATATGGATTTATCTGACTAAGCAAGTATGGAACATTTACGTTACCTGCAACCTGAATATCTTGCAGGTCACTGTAGTAAGTGGTTTCTGGATTAAGAACGCTTAATGCTTCCTGCATGTTTATTGCGGGTGTTTCTGCAGTTGGTTTCAACACGCCTGCTTGCAGCATATTAGTCACAAAGTCAGCAGCGTTAACACTTGGGTCTTCTAGTTTATGACGTTGTTCAAAGTAACCATACTGGTCAACAATCTCATCTTGGTCACTTGCTTCCCACTTCTTGAGTGCAGTTTGGTCAACCTCATAACCCATAGAGTTTTGTAACCAGTTCACAAAATCAATCGCATTACGCGATTGGGTGCTACCAAAATCTCTCTTTGCTGTCTCTGTTGGAGTTTGTGCTTTATCGTAAGTGCGGGAACTTGTTTCTCCAAAACGACCATCTTCAAAACCTAGTGTATATTTTGACCTTGGTATTTCACCTGCTGCACCACCTTCAAGCATGTCTGGTAAAGAAGTAACTAAAAGTGCTGCCGAAACTGCTGGGTTTACAATACCAGCACCTATACCCGTTAAGGAAGAAACCCCACTTACAACAGATGCCAACTCTCCTGGCGAATCAATGCCACCCTTCAACGCTTCTGCCGCATTAAACACAGCCAATGGCCCTTCCAAAACACTAAGCTGCTCTGCGCCAGGCAAACTATTGTACAACTCAGGTGCGTAATTTTGAGCTAAGTATGCAGCATCATTTAGTGCTGGTATCGCATCTTGTACAGTTGGATTTTCTATAAAGTTTTTAATACCTAAAGCAGCAGCCGCATCAGCACCTGCGTTTAAAACATCACCAGGAATAAAAGCATCACCAGCCGCAACCTGCGCTGACTCCACTGCTTTGAAATAACTATCAACATGAGGTTTGGCAAAAAGATTTTCTACATCACCAACCGTATCTAAAACATTGCCTATAGTTTCAGTACCACCAGGCAATTTTGTTTTAACACCCTCTGGTAAAAAACCTTCAACAGCCTCTTTAATCGGCTCAATAATTAAATCATCAACACCGCTTGCAATCGGGCCAACAAAATCTTTAGCAGCCTGAACACCAGGAACATTTATATTCCCAATAAAGTCACCAACAGGCTCAAGTGTTTCTTTA